TAATATCTTTTTAAATAATTTTCTTCTTTCTTATTTCCAAAAATAAGATTAAGTTTGAAAGTTATAGTATAATATCAACAATTAAAAGATACAATAAAGTAATCTTTTAATAGCCCATTAGATGCAGAAAGAAAAGAAGCATCCAACGAACAACCTCCGCAACTTTAAAAGGGAGCATTTGGTGGGCTATTAAAAGATTATGAAAATAATCTTGGCATGAGCATTTTAGGAGACCTTTAAAAGGTTATGAAATAAACAACAAAAAAAATAATATGGAGGAAAAATATTATGAAAAAATTAAAGTTAGGAATAACAGGGTATAAGGCATTAGATAGAGAAATAGGTAATGATGGTAGTATAATACCAACAAATATAATAGGTTCTTTTTTAAATCTTGAATATAAAAAAGTAAAAGATATTAAAAAGGGAAAAGGAACAAAAAGTAATTGGATTGAAACAACTTGTTATGGTATTAAATCTTATATTGAATATAATAATAATTTCAAAGATGTTTATTCAAAATTTAAAACATTAGAAGAAGAAGATGCAGAACAAAAAATTATATTATTAACTATTAAAAATGTTGGTATATTTGTTTTAGATTATGCATGTAATTTAGTAGTGGCAAAATATATAGGCACGCACTACAAACATAGAAACGCTTTTGAAACTATTAGAAGTAATTTAATAGATTAAATAAAATAAAAAAAAATAATATGGAGGAAAAATATTATGTTAGAATTCGCAGGTATTAGAGATATGGAGACACCAAGAGGTGGAATCGCAAAAAACCAAAAGGTTTATGTATTTAGAGATGAGGCTTCAAATGAAAGAATTGAATTCTTTGAAAGTTATGGTAAGATTATTGGGTATATTGTTATGAGTATAAATGGAATAACTGAACCTTTTTATGCAATGAATGAGCACTTTTTGAACTCTACAAAAACAACTGGGAAGTATAGAAATATATTCTTTGATATGGATAAGAGAACATTGTTAAACTATATTAAATATGATTATATGAAATTATTATCTTATGAAGAAGTTTATGGAGTATTTAATGAAGTTTGTGAGAGAGCATCAACGCCTCAGTTTAGAAAGTATTATTAAAGGAGGCTTAAAGATATGTTAAAAGACTATATAAGATTAGCGAGGCATCTTGAAAAGACCTTGAAAGAGTTTAGTATTATCATAGGAGCATCTTGTTATTCATTCAACGGTGCATTCAGAGTATATACTTGGGAGACGTATAGGGATGAGACAAAAGAGAACTTGTGTTATTCATTGGCGTGGCTTGGGATGTTGCTTGAAGAGCATCCGAATGGGATTGTAGTTGATAGAAACAATAAAGGGACTATTATTAGAGAGTTATTAGAAGAATTATTAAAAGAAACATTGGAGGAAAAATAAAATGAAAGGTTATATTAGTAGCAAGGCGTATGAAACGCCAGTTGAAATTGTTGAGAGACTTAATAGAGAACTTCAAGGAGTTTTATATAGTATAGAACATGAGTTGTATGATAATGTAGCAATTGAAGACCGTTTAATAACATTGGAAGACACTATTAAGGCGTGTTATCAGATGATAGATGTTAATTGTTAATGGAGGCTTATGATGTATTATGAAATGAGTAAGCAAGGAACACTTAAAAGAGTAAGACCTTTTAAGGTAGAGTATAGTGAGGCATTTGATAGGATTACTTATATGAAATTAGAAGGCTTTAAGGCAGGTTTTGTTATTGAAGAGAACTTAAAAGGAACTTATACTGTGATATATGATGGGCAATATGTAGGATATTTTAAATCTTCTTTAACAGAAATAAACAAAGAAGAATTATTAAAAGCAATAATAAACAAGATACAATAAGGAGGGAATTATTATGACAAAGATGGAACAAACAAGGAATGAATTTAGAAGAGAGTTAATGAAAAAGGATACTATAACTTTTTATATTGAAAGAATGTATGACGGACAAATGAGAGCGATCTATGCTGGAAGAAAACTTTTTAAGACATCTGGTGGAGGTTATGATTTAGAGAGTGCTTTATTAAGTTATGTAATAAATAATACTTTTCATTATATGCCTTATAAGAGTTATATAGGTGGGACATTAAACGAACAAGGAAAAGGGTTATTAAGTCCTGGTATTGGTATGACGGCTATTGAAAATGCGTTAAGAAGTATTAGATGTGAAATGAAATGGGAAAGACTTAGTAATAAGACAACTATAATAACATTAGATATATCAAATGTGCTTATGAGAGATTTAAAGGAGGTATTATGAAAACTTATACAGAACTTTTAAAGGCTATTAAGGAGATAAGAGAGGGCATTGAAAGCACTGCTTATCATACATTAAGTAGTTATAGACAATGTGAGATAAGTGTTGAGTTGGCGTTATTAAATGAGACTATTAAAGAAGTATTAAAGGAACTGGATACGGATATTTATGATAGTTAATCACTGGAATCAAGAAATAAATAAGAAAAAATTAAGGAGGAAAACAAAAATGGAAGCATTCAAAAAAATTATGGTAGGGTCTCATGAGATGTTTAATGAGATAGTATTAGAAAGGAAAACATTTGTGATAACTTATGAAGAACCACTATATAATAGTTCTTTTAAGGAACTACCAGATATTATTCCAGAGCGTATTAAGGAGAGGCTTGTATTGAAACTTGCTGAGAACATTTATAGTGAATTAAAAGAGAGTATAGATTATGCACCTGCTACGATGGCTTTTAGATATTCTTTGGTGTTGCCTGTATATCTTAGTAAAGATAATGAGGAGGTCTATAAGAGTACTATTAAAAACTTACAGAGAGGTATAGAAGAAACAGAAATAGCATGCAAGTCTTTTTCAAAAGACTATTATGAATTAAAGAAAGATAATGAAGCACTTGAAAATTCTCTTGAATACTTTGAAGAAAACTATTATAAAACACTAAAAGTGTTTAAGAATTTTAAAGAAGAACTTCAAGAAGAAAAAGAGGAGGCTGGTTTAGTACTTGATAGGATGTCTTTTAAAGATAGATTAGTGCTGGTGTTTAGATTATTATTTAATCTTAAAAAATTTAAGGAAACTGTGGAGGATATGTAATGGTTTTTTTAAGTGAAGATGACTTTTATGGGACAGAGGCGGAGCAAATATGGGACACGTATGAGGACTATATGAACTCTTATATAGGATATTATGAAAGTATTATGGAGGAGATTAGATATGATGGGTAATAGTTTAATTGAAAGAAACAATTATGAGATGGCTAAGGATGGTGCGTGGTCTTGGATAGAGTATGAAGAGAATGCTTATGGTGCTTTTGATGATGCACCAGAGGATGAATACAACCAAGAAGATGAGGCTTTGGAGATTATGTTAGAGTATTATAGAAGTATTAAGGAGGATTTAATAGATGAAAACTTATGGGACTAATGAAAATAAATATAAAGAAACATTTAAGATACAAATAATAACAACAATTGTTATTTTAGGTGTATGTTTTATGTTTATCTATGGTGCTTACAGTGTGTATAATTGAAACATTTAAAGAACATTCAAAAGGTTATATGATACATTTAGTAGCACTATTATTGATAGCATTTGATGTATGTCTTATATGTTGTATGTGAATAACTATGTGAATAACTTTTAATGTTTTGAAACCTTAAATAAATTAAGAGAAGTTTATGCTATAAGTCGCAACCTAAGATAGGGTGCCGTTAAAGTACTCATGTAATGCATCTATAATAGAGTTTTAAAAGGTACTTTATATGGTCTATTAAAGATTTATCTATAATAGTAATCTTTTAAAGACTTTGCTTTATATAATATCTATATAAGAGTACTTGTAAAGACTCATGTAAAGACTCATGTAAAGACTCATGTAAAGACTCATGTAAAGACTCATGTAAGGAGGACTTTGTTTTTAATACAAATAAAAAGTAAAACATCTAAGGATAACTTGTAAAGATATCTTTATAAGAATTATTTGTTTTGTATTATTTAATAAGTTGTATTCATTTAAAGGGCGTTTAAAACGTTTTTAAATGAAAGGAATAGAAAGATATAGGTAAAGGTGCGTTTGATGCTTGTAGGTATCTTAAAACGCTTTATATGATGTATTATAAAACAAAGGAGGAAAACATTTATGGATTTATTAGAAAGAGTATTTAAAGATGCTATTAAAAGTATCATTAAAGGATATCAATTAAGTGATGAGGTAAGAGAGATACAATATATAGATAGTATGTTAAGCAGTAGTGTAGCAGATGCGTTTATTGAGTGTTCTTTTAAAGGTGTTTATAAGACGCTTAATAAGAATGATAGAGATAGACTTGTAAAGAAACTTGGAATGACTTTTTATGATGCTATAATATACATAGACAGTGTAAGCAAAACAACGGACATTTATGGAACTAATAAGGAAACATTGATGATAACATTTGAAACAAAGGAGGACAATGTATGAAAGGAACAGTAGAAAAGCAACTTGAAATAGAAGAGCAGATAAAGGAGGAAGCAATTCAAAAATACTTATTAGATTTAAGTAATGCTATAAGCCAAAATAGATTCTCTCAGACCAATGAGGGTTTTTATTTATTGAAAGCAACGTTAAATAAATATGAAGAAGCATTAAATACTTTTTTAGATACATCGTATAGAGGACAACTTGAAAAGGATAAGAAGTTATTGTTTTTAATGTTTAATAAGACAGATGTATTAGCACTATCTGTATTGAATGAAGTGATAAACAGTATAGGTTCTGGTTCAAGCATAGCAGTAACATCATTAGCATTAAAGATTGTGAGAGAGTTAAAGAAAGTAGCGATGCATAAGAATATAACGCACGATAATCCAAAGTTCATAAGTTATCTTGGGACGGAGTTTAAAAGAGCATCTAAGAGTAGAAAGGATGTATTAATAGCGAAGCATTTAAAGGACTTAAAAGACTTTGATGTATATAATAAAGATACAAAGATAGCAACACGTATAGGTGCTATGTTATTGGATGTATTAGAGAAGAGTGGAGCGAATATTATAGAGAAATTTACTATAATAGATGGTGTTAGAACTATATATCATTATAGATTAACACAAGAAGCTAAGGAGGGCTTATTAAAATTAGGTAGGAATGCGTTAGGAAATATTATGACGAATGCTAATAGGCTTCCTATGATTGTTCCTCCTGTTCCTTTTGATAATGATACATTGAAAGGAGGCTATTATAAGTATCCTATACCATTAGTAAAGGCTATTCATAAGGAGCATAGAGCATTCATTAAAGGAAAGGATTACAGTAAGGTTATACCAGTTGTTAATAAACTACAAGCGGTGCCTTGGAAGTTTAATAGTAGAGTTATAGATGTTATGACAGATATCTTTGAAAATAATATGTTAGACCCACGAAATAGAAGCAAACTCCCTAAGTTATTTGGAGGGCTTCCAACAGCGTCAGTGTATAAGGTAGATGAATTAGTAAAGAAAGAAGAGTTTGGACGTTTAAAGAATGGCTGGGAACTTGGAAAGGAAGCATTTCATAGTTATACAAAGGCTAAGAATGAGATGTATATATTATTAGACAAAGAGATGGGAAATAGATTAGCATTGATGTTTGCACTTAGTGTATATACAAAGATGTGTGATTATGATGCTATATATTTTCCTCAACAGTTAGATTATAGAGGACGTGTATATCCACATCCTACATTTGTAAGCATCCAACAGCCATCTTATATAAAGGCTATGTTAGAGTTTGCTGATGGAGAAGTATTAGATGCAGTAGGTATGGATGGTTTAAAGATACATCTAAGTAATTGTTTTGGAAATGATAAGGCACCATTTGATGAACGTATAAAGTTTATTGAAGATAACTTAGAAGACATTTTAAAGACAGCACAAGACCCAATAGAGCATATCTTTTATTGGACACAGGCAGATAGTCCTTTTGAATTCTTAGCAGGATGTTTTGCGTTAGATGATGCTTTAAAAGGGCTTCCTGTAACGCTTCCTATACAGTTAGACTCTACGTGTAGTGGTATCCAGATGTATTCTGGATTATTATTAGATGAAGAGGGAGCGTTAGCAGTGAATGTTATAGGAGATACAAGACAAGACATCTATGGAAAGGTAGCAGATAAAGTTAATTCTTATTTAGAACTTGGAGAGTATCCTCAAATGATTGAATTTAAAGACTCAGAAGGAGCAGAAAGAATTGTATCTACAATAATAGAAGCAGAGAGTATTAAAGGAAAGATTAAAAGGGCACACGTAAAGAAAAACGTTATGACACTGCCTTACAATGCTTCTTTTAGAGGCATGCAAGACCAAGTAAGGGCAGACTTTGAAGACATAAAGTTTAATGGAGATGCTTTTTGGAAAGGAGAGTTTTGGGTTGTTGTTAGATTGTTAGCAACATTGAATAGTAAAGGTATCTATGAAATCGTTAAAGGTGCTGTAAAAGGTCAAGAGTATTTCAAAGACTGTGCTAAGGCTCTTAAAAGACCTGCTACTTGGCTAACACCTATATATAATCTTCCTATTATGCAACCAGCATATAAGACAGATACACATATAGTGCAGACCTTAATAGGACGTCTAAGTGTTCAATACTCTACGGATGAATTAGATAGAAGAAGCCAAGTAAATGCAATAGCACCTAATATAATACATTCAATAGACTCTACGGTGCTTTATGGTACAGTAGATAAGTTTAAAGAAACACATATAGGAACTATACACGACTGCTTTTTATGTCATCCTAATTATTGGAGAGACATGCAGGAAGCATTTAAAGATGCTTATATAGAAATTATGGAAAGCAATCCAATGGAGTTCATAGGAAGACAATTAGACCCAGAAGGTCTTATAGAAATACCTATGATAAACACCTTAAATTTAAAAGATGTGAAAAACTCTAAGTATATTATATCTTAATATATTTAAGTTATAATATCTTATTTTATTTAAGGTAATATTAAGCATTCTTATGCTATAATACATTTATAAAAACAAAACAAGGAGGAAAACAAAATGGCAAAAAGAACACCAAAAGGTTTATTGAATTTAATTAAACAAGTAACAAAGGCGGAGCAATTAAAACTCTCAAAAGAATTAAAGAAAGATTATTATAACTGGTTATCTTATAAGATAGGTTTAAAACAATGTTAAACAATATTGAAACATCTATCATAGAAGTAACAAGAGATAATAACGGTAAATTAAATTTAAGGATTGAATGTTATCCGTTAGAGTTAATAAATTCAATTGAAGGAATGATAACTAAGTTTTCAGAAATATCAGGAATACCTTATAATGAAGTATTAGATGATATGAAAAAAGTTATTTAATGGAATCTATAAAAAAACAACAAAAAAAAATTCTTGGAGGAATAATAAAATGTCAAAACAATATACAAGTAATTCAGTAATTCAATCTACGGAGACTATCTTCGCTAACAGTAAAAAAGGTAAAAGTATGTGGTGTAAATATTTAGAACCAGATACTTATGGTAACTATGGAGTTGATGTTTATTTCAATGATGCTGATACACAAGAACTAATAACTATATTAGAAGCACAAAGAGATGAAGCATTAGAAGAAGTAAAAGGAGCAGGTAAAGTAATAAAAGGAGTAGCAGATGTATTCAAAGAAAAAGATGGTAAGAAGTATTTCACGTTTAAAGTTTCAAGTGATAAGCAAAATGGTCCTATACCTATATATAACGTATATGGTAAAGAAGACAAAACTTTCAAAGAACTTATAGGGAATGGTAGTATAATCAAAGTAAGATATATGGCAAAGCCTTATTATATGGCTTCTACAAAGTTTGTAGGTGTTTCATTAAGACTTTTAATGATACAAGTAATAGACCTTAAAGAGATGACAGTAGGTGGTGGAGCATTTGATGATGAAACAGATAGCATCCCTCAAAGTTCTAATCAAGGTTCATTTAATAGTTTCTCTGATGTATCAGAAGATGAGGATTTCTAATGATTAAGGAATACACTGTAAGTGTTCCTATGATGATTGAATTAGGGACAAAGAAAAAGACAAAGTATTATCTTAATATGAACATATTTAGAAACACACCAGGCGTTGTAAATAATCAATTAAAGAGAGCATTTAAGGAAGCGGTAAAAGATTTATTTCCAGAGGATGTATTCTATAAAAGATTCACGTTAGAGTATAAAGTGTTCTTTCCAAACAAAATGAAAAGAGACATAAACAACGTTTGTGCTATCGTGGATAAGTTCTTTGCGGATGCCTTAGTAGAAACAGGACACGCTCCTGATGACAATTATGAGCATCTTCCAATGGTTACATATATCTTTGGAGGAATAGCAAAGGATGAAGGACACGTAGAGGTAACTGTTAAAGAATTATTAGAGGAGGCATAAGATGTCAGAAGGTGGAGGAAGTTTTGTAAGGCACATAGAGTGCCATGCTTGTGGAAGTTCAGATGCAAATGCATTATATGATACAGGAGATACTTATTGTTTCTCTTGTCATAAATTAGTAAAAGGAGGAAAGATAGTGAGTAACGGAGGAGATATATTTGAAGATACAACAATTAAAAAGGTGTTTAATCCAGTAGAAGTTATGCATATGGAGAAGAATGTAAGAGGAATATCCTTAGATACATTTAAAAGATATGGTTATGGACGTGGAGAGAATGATTGTCATATAATAAATCACTATAACAAAAAGAATGAATTAATAGCTCAGAAGATGCGGTATAAAGCAAAAGAGTTTTCTTGGAAAGGGAATGCTAAAAGTGCTGTTCCATTTGGTTTAAATTTGTTTAGAAGTGGTGGTAAAAGAATAACAATAACAGAGGGTGAAATAGATTGTCTAAGTGTTGCGGAAGCATTGAAATGTCAATGGCCAGTAATAAGTATCAATAACGGAGCACAAAGTGCTGTTAAAGATTTAAAAGAACATATAGATGTATTAAATACATATGATGAGATTGTATTATGGTTTGATAATGATGAACCAGGACATAAGGCTGCTAAGGAAGTTGCTGGATTGTTTCCATTGGGAAAGGTAAGTATTATAAATTGTGCTCCATATAAAGATGCTAATGAAGTTTTAAAAGATAAAGGTAAAGCAGGCATTATGCAATATTATTATGAAGCAAAGAAATACAGACCAGATGGTATCGTTAGTGGTGCTTCTTTGGATTTTGATGAAATTATTAACTTAGACTCTACAAGAGGTTATTCAATGCCTTATCCACAACTTAATAGAAAGTTAAGAGGTCTTAGAAAAGGAGAACTTATAACATTCACCGCAGGAACAGGAATGGGTAAAACGACAGCCGTTAGAGAGATTGCTTTTGATTTGTTAAAGAATCAAGGATTGAAAATTGGATGGGTAGCATTAGAAGAAAACAATAAAAGGTCAGCGTTAGGTTTCATGAGTTTGTATCTTGACAAGCCTATTTATATGACAGAAGAAAGAGAACAAATGCCAACAGAACTTTTAAAAGAAGCATTTGATGCTATAATAAATACAGATAATTTATATTTCTTTGACCATTTTGGGAGCCTTGATAGTAATAATTTAATAACTAAACTTAGATACTTAGCAGTAGCAGCACAAGTTGATTTCATTTTCTTAGACCATATAAGCATAGTTGTAAGTGGTGGCGTTGAAGATAACAATGAAAGAATTGTTATAGATAATCTTATGACAGCATTAAGAAGTTTAGCAGAAGAAACTGGTGTAGGTATTGGAATTATATCACATCTTAAAAGACCAAGTAGTGATAAAGGCTTTGAAAATGGAGCAGAAGTAACACTAAGTCATTTAAGAGGTTCAGGTGGTATAGCACAATTAAGTGATGCTGTTGTAGCATTAGAAAGAAATCAACAAGACAAAGAAGATAATACAGTAGGACGTATAAGAATACTTAAAAATAGATATACAGGAGAGACAGGGTTGGCTGGTAATGTAAAATATTATACAGAAACAGGAAGATTATTAAATTATGATTTAGAAGACCAAGACGCTAATAATAATCCATTTAATAATTCAGCAGAACACGATGACGATTTTTAGGAGGATATAAAATGGAAATACCAAAACACACAAAACAAATAATATTTGACATAGAAACAAATGGATTGTTACTAAATGTAACTAAGATGTGGGTAGGTGTTACATATTGTATTGAAGAGAAACTTAAAAGAGTATTCTATGACCCAAAAGAACTTACAAAGTATCTTATAGAAGACACAGAAGCACTCCTTATAGGACACAATATCCGTGGCTATGATATACCTGCCTTAGAGAAACTAACAGGGATACCTATAAAGAATCAAGTAATAGATACATTAACATTAGCAAAACTTGTATTCTATGATAAGAGCAAAGACTGGTCACATTCATTAGATGCTTATGGACAACGTTTAAAGTTTCCAAAAGGACACCATAGTGATTGGACAAAGTATAGTACAGAGATGGAAACTTATTGTGTTCAAGACGTAAGAGTTACAAAGCGTCTTTATGAACTTCTATTAAAGGAATCTGAATGGCTTCCTTGGGAAGCATTAAATGTAGAGCAAGAAGTACAAAGAATCATTACAAAGCAATATATGAATGGTTGGACATTTGATATAAAGAATGCTAAGAAACTTCATATAGAACTTGTAAAGGAAAAAGAAGAAGCAGAGAAAGAATTATTTAAAGTATTCAAGCCAATGCTTATCCCAAAAGGAAAAATTAAAGTTCCTTCAAAGCCTTTTACAAGACTTAAAGTGACTACTGTTGGAGCACATCAACCAATAGAACTTACAGAGTTTAATCCAGGAAGCGGTAATCATATAGTGCTTTGGATTGATAGACTCTTTGGAGAACAAGATTGGAGACCAACTGAAAAGGGTGCTCCAAAGACAGATGCAGAAACACTAATAGATATGTTTAGTGATTATGAATGGGCATCTCCATTGCTTCATTATATGGAAGTAAATAAACTATTAGGGCAACTAGCAGAGGGCGATAAGGCTTGGCTTAAATTGGTCAATTATGACACATCTAAGATACATCATTCAGTGGATATCTTAGGAACCAATACAGGAAGAGCCACACATACTAATCCTAACTTAGCACAGGTGCCTGCTGCTAATAAAGCATATATGGGAGCAGAATGTAGAGCCTTATTTACTGTTCCAAAAGATAAAGTTCTGGTAGGATGTGACCTTTCAGGAGTTGAATTAAGATGTTTAGCACATTATATGGGTAAGTATGATAATGGTGAATATGCTAAGATAATTCTTGAAGGTGATATCCATACTGCTAATCAACAAGCAGCAGGATTAGACACCAGAAGTCAGGCAAAAACAATGGTATATTGTTATCTTTATGGTGGAGGAGATGCTAAATTAGGTGCTGTTGTAAATGGTGCTAAAAAAGAAGGTAAAAAAATTAGAGATAAACTTGAAAGTAACTTACCAGCATTAGGTATTTTAATTAAAAAAGTTAAACAATCTTCTAAAAAAGGATATCTTGTAGGTATAACAGGAAGACGTTTAAAAATACGTAGCGAACACAGTGCTTTAAATGTATTATTACAATCATTAGGTGCTTATATAAGTAAATATTGGATGATAAAAGCACATCAACTATTTGAAGAAGAAAATATAAACTTAAAACAGTTATTATGGTGTCACGATGAATTGCAAGTAGAATGTGATAAAAAAGATGAAGAAAGAGTTAAGGTGATACTACAAGTATCAGCAACAATAGCATCAGAAGAAATAGGTATAAGAATGCGTATAGATGCTGAAAGTAAATCAGGGAAAACTTGGTATGATTGTCATTAAAGGAGGAAAGCAATGCATAAATATAAAACATTTTGGATAGAACAATATGAAGGAACCATAAAAGAATATTATTATGAGTATGAATGTGATAAGGAGTATCTATTTTTTATCTATTTAAAGCATCTTAAAAATAATAATCCTTATATGATATTAAATAAATATACAAAGGAGAAACTTAAATGAATATAAAAGATAAAAAGACTTCTTGTATGAAGACATATCAGAAGGAATGGAGAGAAGCAAATAAGGATGTTGTTATAGGGCACCGTGTAAGGCACCGTTATGGAATAACAATAGATGAATATAAGGATGCTATGAGTAGTAGCCATTGTTGTGAAATATGTGGAGCAGAAGAAAATCTTTGTTATGACCACGACCACACAACAGGAGCATTTAGAGGTGTCTTATGTAGAACTTGTAATACAGCAATAGGAACATTAGGTGATACAATACAAGGGCTTAATATGGCTATATTGTATCTTAAAAGACATTATAACAAAACATAAGGAGGAAAAACAAAATGACAACGTTAATAGAAACAATAAAGGATAATAGTAAATGGGTGTATGCTTCTAATAGTGAAGTATATGAAGCATTAGTAGGAGCATCTGATGAATATATGCTTGCTTTTTTAAGCACAATACACGATAAGTATGGTAATCTTACAGAGGAACAAGCAAGAGAGTTAGAACAAGAAATATATACATATACATTAACAGAAAGCTTTCAAAGAGCATTTAAAGTAAATCAAATAAAAGGCTTATTAAGTTCTGTTGAAGTATCAGTTAAAGGTATCTTGTATCTTTTAGAGGGCAGTGAAAGACATACTGAGGATGCACTTAATATGATGCTTTCAACGATTGAATTAGATTATGATAAAGATACATTTAAGGATTTGCTTAATAGAGTATTAGTGGATTTAGAGAAAAAACTATAAAAAAATTTGGAGGAAACATAAAATGAGTAAAAGAATAGAGAAGTTGTTAATATCAACTTATAGAGACAAAGGAACAACATTTAGTGCTTCACAATTGACAAAGAATGATTATCAATTATGGGTTGAATATAATGCTCCAAAAGAAGAAAGAGAGACCTTAACGAGCTTTAAAAGCTACTTAGGAAGTGCTTTACATTTATCATTTGAACAACAAGAGTTTCCAGGTGTAGTTCAAGAATTCACTTGGACAAAGAACTTTAATGGAGTATCTATTGGAGGAACGTGTGATAGATTAGATTATATTGAAGATAGAAACATTTGGCAGTTAGGTGATTATAAATTAAAAGGTGATTACTCTTATAGAAAATTTGTTGAAGGAGATACAGAAAAAGAAGTACTTCAATTATCAATTTATAGATGGCTTTTTAAAGGTTTATTTAATATTGCTGATGATGCTATTATATTCTTATTTATGTCTGGACATACAAAAAGAAGTAAATATCCAGAGTATCAAGAATTTGATATAACACTACTTGAAGATGATGTAATTGAAAGATACATAAAAGATAAGATAGATATTGTTACTTCACCAGAAATTCCAACAATGGATTGTGATACTAACTGGCAATGTGATTATTGTAATGTATGTAATTCTTGTCCTTATTTAAAAGAAAAAAGAGGCGGGTTTAGTGATGAAAGTTAGTTTATGCTATAAGTCACAACCTAAGATAATAAATCAAAATGAGGTCGCTTATAATGAATAAATATGAAATAGATAAGATACCAAGCACAACATTAGATTTAATAAGATATCTGGAAGAATTATATCCAGATACATATAATACAAATCCTACTTATGTAGGAACACCAGAATTCTGGAAAGAAGCTGGTAAAATTGAGCTTATAAGAATGCTTAAAGAAAAAATACAATAAGGAGGTATAACAATGACATCTGGATATATTGCTGGATACAATCCATTCACTGGTGCTGTAAATTATACAGACGATATAAGTCAAGCTTTGAAAGTATCTCCTGATACTATGTCTCAAATGAATACACTACAAAGCCAAGCACAAAGTGAAGCTTTAAAGAAACTTCAATTGGACAAATTAAAGAAAGAAAAAGAGAAGGCTTTAAAAGCTATTTCTACAAATGGTGCTATTGGTACTTTTGATATAGAAGCACAAGATAAAATCTTACAAAGTATCCCTAAAAGATTTCTTGGAACAGGACAATATGATGTGCCTTTAATGAATGCTAAGATAGCAGGAGGACAAATATAATGATACCTAATAAAGAAGACTTAAAAAGTAAATATGGAAATGCTTCCGATATATGGACTAAATTAGATAACGAAAAAGGAGCTGGTAAAACTGAAATGTGGCGTAGATGTGCTTCTTTAACGCTTCCTTATTTGTGTCCTCCAAGTGGGCATAATGAGAATACAGAATTGTACTATCCATACAACAGTATAGGAACATATGCTACAAATACTTTATCAAGTAAGCTTTCAAGTGCTCTTATACCGACAACTGGAAAGTTTTTTAGATTGCTTCCATTTGATGAAAAGATTGAAGGATTAGCAAAAGAAGACTTACAAGAGCTTGAAAAGGAACTATCACAGATAGAGAACAATGTAATATCTTTAATAGGCATACAAGGATTAACAGCATCTTTAACAGAAGCTGTAAAGTTACTAATAGTAACAGGTAATGCTTTAATACATAAGATTAAAGGAAAATCTTTTAAAGTATATAATCCGTTAGATTATTGTGTTGAAAGAGACTATGCTGGAAATATTATGACAATAATTATAAAAGAAGTTATTGATGCAAGAATATTAGGTGAAGAATTTATAGATAAAAATAGAAAAGAACAAGCAGAAGAAGATGAAATAGATATTTATACTTGTATATATAGGTTAGATAAGAATAACTATATCTTATATCAAGAAGTAGATGATAAAATTATTGAAAAAACAATTAAAGCATACAAAACAGATTTAATGCCTTTCATAGCACTTAGATGGAATGCTTTACATAATGAAGATTATGGACGTGGCTTAGTTGAACAACACTTAGGTGATTTAGTAAGCTTAGAAAATCTTCAAAGAATTATCATTGAAGGAGCAGCATCATCTGCTAAAATTGTATATGGTCTTAAAAAAGGTGCTACATTAAAAGCAAAAGATTTAGAGAATGCAAGAAATGGAGATGTTGTATTAGGAGACTTTGGAGGAGCAAATCCAGATGTTACTGTATTACAATCTAATAAAAGTAACGATTTAATTGTACCATTACAACTTATACAAGACCTTAAACAGAATATTGGTAAAGCATTTCTAATGTTTTCAAGTTCTGTTAGAGACAGTGAAAGAACAACAATGGCTGAGATAAGAGAAACAACTGCTGAATTAGATGCTGCATTTGGAGGAACATTTAGTGTATTAGCTAATGAACTTCAAATACCATTAGTAAGATTGCTTTTAAATGAAATCAATCCAGAAGTATTAGAATTAACAACACCAAGTATTATAACAACTGCTAACTCTGTATCAAGAGAAAAAGATATACAAAATCTTCAATTCTTCTTACAAAGCATAGCACAGTTTGGTCCTGACTTTATACAAGCAAATCTTAAAATAGATTCTTATTTGAAAGAATTAGCAACAGCAATAGGTATAGATGCTACAAAAATTGTAAAAACAGCACAAGAGAAACAAGTAGAGCAACAAGCTCTTATGGAACAACAAGCACAGTTACAGGCACAGGAAACAATGCCTACTGAGCAACAACCACAATAAACATTAAGGAGGAAAACAAAAATGTTAATAGAAACAGGTATAGAAAATCACGAGAGAGTAATTAAGGAAACACAAGAAGCAACAATAGCAACATTAGAAGTAGAAGCAGTAGCAGAAGCTAATGAAGAAGTTATTGAAGAAGCAGGTGTAGAAACAATTGAAGAAGCTATTGAAGAAATCATAGAAGAAGCTATTGAAGAAACAGTTAAAGTAACTAAAAAGAAAGCTAAATAAGAGGTCTTATTATGGATGAAACATTAACAACACAAGTACAAGAAGAAAACTTAGAAAATGTTGTATTAGAATCTGAAAAGGAAACGTTTAATGTTTCCCAAGATGACCTTTTAAATGCTTATAAAGAGTTACAAGCATTAAAAGCAACTAATACAGACACAAATAAAGAAACTTTAAGTGAAGATACAATAACAAAAATAACAGATATAGTGAAAGCTAATAACGGTGTATTAAATGAAACTGATTATGCTTCTTTTAAAGAGCAAGGATATTCAAAAGATTTTATAGATACATACATAGAAGGAATAAAATCAAAAGAAACAGAAGCATTTAAGACTCTTTTAAGCCCTTATGGTTCATTAGAAGATTATGCTGATGCTGTTGTATATGTTCAAAATAATTGGACAGAAGCACAAATAAATGCTTATAATAAGGCTATAAATAGTGGTGATGAAGACATAAGAAGCTTTGCTATACAAAGCATTATGGGAACTGTTAAAGGTTCTAAAAAAGAAACAAAAGAAGAGAACACAATGATAACAGATACAAGACCTTCAAGAGGTTCTTTTAAAGGTTATGAAACGCAATCTGATATGATTAAGGACATGAGAAGTCCTAAATATGGTAAAGATGTAGCATATACAAGAAAAGTAGAGGAGCGTATGGCTCTTACAGATTTATCAGCATTCAATTAAGGATGCTTATGGGCAGTCAAGTCTTACCTTGTCTGGTGTCTGCCCATAGTTCCAGACAGGGTATTACTTAAAACAGTCCAAGAGACTATAAATAATACAAATATAAGAGGTATATAAAAATGGCATTCAATGTAACATTTCCAGGACAAAACGCAAACACTGGTGATACAAGAGCAAAATTCTTAACAATTTTCACAGGTGAAGTTATGGCAGCATTCGCTTCAAGCAACATCGGTATGAATACTGTTAAAGTTAATACAATTTCAGGTGGTAAAACTGCACAATTCATCGTAACAGGTAAATTCAGTGATTCTGATGTATTATCACACACACCAGGTGCAGACGTAGTAACAACTGCTTTAAATACAAATGAAAAACAAATTACAATCACAGATAAATTCTACTTTGCTTCTTTCTTAGATAAATTAGAAGAAAAATTATCTCAATTCTCTATCAGAGGTTCTATTGCAAAAGAACACGGTGAAGTTCTTGCTAAGAAAATTGATAAAGCAATCTTCAAAGGAATCTATGATTCAAGATTAGTAGCACCAGTTGGTGGTCAAACAGCATCTGTTGTTGTAACAAATACTGTTATCGCTTCTGCTACTACAAATGAAGCAAAAGGTGACGCTATCGTTGAATCTATCTTTGCTGCACAAGCTTCTTTGGATGCTAATGATGTTCCTGCTATGGACAGAGTATTTGTTACTAATCCTACAAGAAAATATCAAATTGTTCAATCTCAAAAAGCAATCAATAGAGATTTCAATGGTGGAGATAATGGTTCTATATCTTCTGGTAACGTTATGAATATCGCTGGTGTATCTATATTAGCATCTAATAACTTACCAACATTAGAATCTGATGGAACAACTGCTACTAACTTAGTAGGATTGTTATATACACCAGAAGTTTATGGAGTTGCAAAAGCAATGGATATCACTTCTGAGTCTAACTATATACCAGAGAAATTAGGAGACTTATTAGTTTCTTACTATGCTCTTGGTATGGGAACACTTAATCCTGCTTGTTTAGCGGTTATCAAATCAGCTTAATAAGCACAATAAAGGCACTCTTTTTAGAGTGTCTTTTTATTTCAAAATAAAGAGGTTAATAAATGTCAAGTATTTATACTGATTCAACATTATATGCAAACAACAAGTTAGGTATGATAAACCAATGTTTAAGTACAATTGGACAAAGACCCTTAGTAGAAGGAACTCAAATAGAGTCTCTTCCAGTAGGCTCCGAAGCGAGAGTAGCTGGTGATATTGTTACTAATGTTATGAAAGAAATACAAGCCAAAGGTTGGTATTTCAATACTGATATTAATTTCAAATTCTTACCAGATAGTTATGGCTTTATAGCTGTTCCTCCAAGTCTATTAAGAATAGATGTAGGAAATACAAAATATAGAAAGAATATTGTTTTAAGAGGTAATAGATTTTATAATAGAGAAAGCTTTTCTTATATTTTTACAACAGAAATATATGCTGATGCTGTATGGTTAATAGATTATGAATTATTGCCATTTACAGCTTATCAATATATAGCTTTAAGAAGTGCTCGTTTATTTCAACAAAAGTTTATAGGAAGTGAAGATTTAACTGTTATAACTTTAAAAGAAGAAGAAGAAGCATTAGAAACATTAGAAAGAGAACAATTACAATATGAAGATATAAACTTAGTAGATGTATCTTTTAATAGAACAAAATTTTAGGAGGTTTAAAAATGGCAAAGATAGTTACACATACAATTGCTAATTTATCTGGCGGTGTTACACAAGCATTTGATGAGCAAGCAAGTGAAATTCAAGTAAGAGAGATGATTAACTGTTTGCCTACAATCTCAAAAGGAGTTTTTAGAAGAAATCCTATAAATGGAGAACAACTAATAACAACATTTAACACTAATGATTATTATGTTTATTCTTATGATAGAGGAACAGATGATGATAAATACACAATTATGATAGGTAAAGGTCAATGGTTAGTATTTAATGCTATCACTAATGATTTAGTTGCTTCTGGAACATCTTCATATCTTAACATTCCACTTGGAGTGACACCAGAAGAAGCATTTAGTGTTGTTACTGTAAGAGACTTTACTTTTATTTGTAATAAATATGTAAAGGTTGCTACAAATGGTGTCGTTGAGGGAACATTAGATAGTCATAAAAAGACAGGTATTTATTGGATAAAGCAAACTTCACAGAACACTGTTGAAGCTTCAAATGAACCACGTATCATTGATAATCGTATATATGACCAAGCAAAGAATGGTCTTTTAATAGAAGGATATTCATATGTATTAAATGGACAATTAGTGCAAGCTAAGAAAGATACTCGTTGGGATGGTACTATTGATATCCTTAGAGGAGACCAAATAGCAACAGAATTGAAGACCTTATTAGGTATCGCTTATACTGCTTCAAATGCTTTCGTATATAAAACAAATATGGGAGTAAATGATGCTTGGGAATGGGGAGACTCAAATGGAAACAATGCAAGCTTTGGTTTTAAAGGTATCGTTGAAAGACCTGATATGCTTCCTGATAAACTTCCAGCAGCATTAAATGGTCTTTTAGTGAATATCTCACAAAGTACAGAAAGTACATTAGACGATTACTGGTTAAAGTACAGTGGAGCTACTTGGCTTGAAGATAAGAAACCAGGAATGGTAAATACACTATTAGAAACTACTATGCCTCATGTCTTAGTAAGAGGCTCTAATGGTGCTTTTAGTTTTACAACATTTACAGAAAGTTCTTTAAATGCTCTTGGAATAACTAATTCAGCAGTGCCTTATGGTTGGAAACAAAGAACAGTAGGAGATGAAAAGACGTGTCCTTTACCAAGCTTTGTAGATAACTATATAACACAAGTGTTCTTTCATAAGAACAGATTAGGTTTCATTTCAAGAGACAATATTATACTTTCAGAGAATAATGATTTAGGAAACTTCTTTGGAACATCTGTAAGGTATCTTCCAGAGACAGACCCTATTGATATAACAGTAGCTACACAAGAAGTTTCTTATTTGAACTCTGTAATATCTACTAATAATGCTCTTATTATGTTCTCTAATAAAGCACAATACATATTACATTCTGGTAATGGTGCCTTAACACCTTCAAGTGCTACTATTGATGTAGCTTCAAAGTACTCTAACAATCCTAAATGTATGCCAAAAGCGTTAGGTAATAAGATATATTTCATAGATGAAACAGCAGGATACTCCCAAATGTATCTTTATAATGTTACAGAAGGAGTTGCTAATACAGAAGCTATGAATGTCTCTGAACATATCCCTACATATCTTCCTAAGAATATAAGTATTATAGAAGGTAATAGTAATCTTGGATATGTCTTTTTATGGTCTGTTGATACTCCTTCAACGATTTATGTGTTTTCACAAAACATATCTAATAATAAAATCAATCAAGCATCTTGGCATAAATGGATAATGCCAGCTAATGGTGTTATAACAGGAATGAATATAATAGATAATTCTTTAAAAGTAATCCTTAGAAGTGCTACTGAGTATCTTTATTATGCTTGTGATATCTCCTTAGAGATACCAAGTGATTATAATACTATAATATATGAAGATACAATAGATGATTTTACAGCACCTTATGAGAGCACAATAGAGTTCTCTAAATGGTTAATAAAAGACAACAATGGACAAGGTTCAAAAGATGGAAGACTTCAAATAAGAACTATAAGTTATTCTTTATATGGTTCAAGTTATTATAAAACTTCTATTGTTACTGATAGTGGTACATTATCAGAAGCTATGGAGAATACTTGGAATGATACTATGGTATGGTCTGATACAGATACATTTAATGATGGTAATAGTATATATGCTATAACATTAGCAAACCAAGAAAGAGTTCTTGTAATGGGTAATTCAAAGGATACTTTAATAGTATTTCAAAATGATACAGATAATAATCCTACAAAAGGATTTAATCTTTCAACAATAACATATGAAGGTACATATCATATTAGAGGACAAAGATACTAAAAAAAAATAAAATAGAGAGGATATATAATGATTTCTACAAAAACATACACAGGGACATCTGTAAATGGTGTCAATAAAAGATTTTTATTTGAGTTTATAAGCCCTGCGGATAACTTTGTTAGGGTCTTTATACATACATTAGGAGCTCCTTCCTTAGCAGATTTGGTATCTCCAAATGCTTATGATTTAATAGATAACTCTATTGCTTTCTATAATGCTCCTTATGAGGGCTCTACAATAACAATAGAAGTAGCTACAACACCAGAAGAGTTTGGTAATAGTATATCTTTACCAGCTGCTGATAGAGCAGATGCTGCTGCTAACTTAGCAGAGCAATATGCTATCGCTGCAAGAGGTTATAGAGACCAATCACAAGCTTATAGTATAGACTCTGCGGACTCTGCTGAGGAAGCTTCTTATTATGCTCAGTTGGCTCTTAATAGATACAATGAAACATTGAATGCTTCTACACAAGCTACTAATAGTGCTTCAAGTGCTGCTATAAATGCTACATCTGCACATAGCTCTTATTTGGCTTGTAAAGAAATACAAGATGAGATAGATGATACTGTAACAGGTGCCTTAGCAGTATCTAATGATGCTTTAAATACAGCAGAAACTGCTTTAACAAACTCTATAAATGCTAATAATAGTGCTTCAATAGCATCTTCATTAGCTTCCTTAGCTTACCAACAATCAAATAGTAACACATTAGCTATAAACGGAATACACTCTGATATAGATGGTATAAACTTTGCTTTAAATGACCTTTATGGTGTCGTTGATGGTGCTGTTTTAACTGCTGATGGTGCTCAACTTATTGCTGAAACTGCTATAACAGATGCTTTTAATGCTCAAACAACTGCTGATAGTGCTTTAACATTGGCTACAACAGCTGATGCTAACTCTTCTACTGCTCTTACAACAGCTATCGCTGCACAAGATACTGCTGATGCAGCTTATACTCTTGCTTCTCTTGCTGGTGGAAGTAGAGTATATTATACTGGAACAAGTAGTACTTCTCCTACTGGTGCAAAAAATGGAGACATCCATATCTATTATACTCCTGATGCAATTATTACTACTACTTATCTTTATATTGTTAGGCAATTTAATGGTTCTTCTTGGAATAATGTAATGAGTGCTAATAATTCTAATCTATCTGGTACTTATTATACAGCAAGAAGTAGTGACCCTACACCAGCAGTTGGTAAAATGTGGTATAATACTACAAGCTATTTATGGAAAATATCATATAGAAACTCAGGAGGTACTATAATAGTAGGAAATATTATAAAAACAGGCTCACTTAATAATACTACAAATTTTACTTCTCTTATTATTGGTACAACTGCAAAAGGTTCTATTGTAGAAAGCGGTGGTTATCTACTAATACAAACAACTGCTTTCAATACTACAAGAGATGGTGTATCAATAGGTAATGCTATGTTTAGTCCAAATGAAGATAATAATCAATCACTTGGGTGGTCAAGTAAAAGATGGAGTACTTTATATGTAACATCTGGTGTTATATATACATCTGATGAAAGAGCAAAAACAGATATAAGAGAATTAAATGAACAAGAATTAGCAGTAGCTATTAAACTAAAAAAAGCTATAAAAGCTTTTAAATTTAAAGATGCCATTGAAGTAAAAGGTATTGATAAAGCAAGAATACATATAGGTGTTATAGCACAGGAAGTTAAAATAATTTTTGAAAGTGAAGGATTAGATGCTTTTAATTATGGAATACTTTGTTATGACACTTGGGAAGAAACACAAGAAGTATTAGCAGAAGATGGTACAATAGCTACTAATTATATTCCTTCTGGTGATAGATATGGAGTGCGTTATGAAGAATTATATGCTTTCATAATAGCTGCTATGTAGGAGACTATAATGGAAGCTTTTAAAAGATTTATAAATATAATAAACCCATTTAATATGGGAGAAGTAGTATCTACGGTGCTACAAGAGAGTAATTCTATACAAGAGCAATTAAAGGCTCTTGAATTATCAGTTGAAGCTATGAAAAGAGTATTTGATGAGTATGATGAGAAGATAGAAAAAGCAGAGACAAGAGTAAAACATATAACAACAGAAACTATACATATATTAGAAACTATAAAGATATCATTAGAGAGTTCTTGTGATGTATGTAAGCAACAACACGTAAAGACCATAATAAGCTATTGTGATGAGATAATTAAGGAGGTAAAGAGAGATGACTGATAACAAGACACCTGAATGGCACACAGACAAAGCTCTTGTAACGCATCTTCTTGATGAATATGGAAAGCAGTTAAAGGAGATGGCTAAGAGTATGTCAGAGCTTGATAAGAAGCTTGAAGTGCTTAATACTAAGGTTATGTTTGGTGCTGCTTTAATATCTATTGTAATCTCTATAATATCAAAGTTTATAACTTTTGATGGAGGTGTAAAATGACACCTAAGAAGCCACATTTAAAGCAACTTATATGTGATCCTGATGGTTCATATAGTCATACCAAGTTATGGGCTAATATAGCAAATGCAACAGCAACAGGAGCAATATTAAATGTATCTTATAATGGTACATTAAGTGCTGAACTTTTAGGTACATTTTTAGTTGGAGTAGGAGCACAAAGAGTAGCTTCTAAGTTCCTTGATAAGAAAACACAAGAAGTAGCACAAGAGGTACAAGAAAATGAAAACATTGAAGATGCTAACAAGTGAGGTTCTATGGTACATTATAGGAGCATTAGGTGTGCTTTTAATATTTGCATATATAACAATACTTAATAAAAACATAACAATTTCTAATAAAGAAACAAAGATAAAAGAACTTGAAGGACTTTATATGACACAAACAGAGCTTATAAAAGCTAATAAAGTAGATTATGAAAAGAAATTAAAAGAAGCTTCAAAGAAACAAATAGAGATACAAAATAAATATATCCCTATATATACTTCAATAGATACTTGGGAGGGCGATAAAAATGCAACTGATAATGAAAACACTATTAAGTTCCTTAATGATACTATCTATTAGCGGATGTGCTGGTAAGATTGTGTATCTTCCTCAGAAGTGTTATATAAGTTCTATTGAAGAACCTATTATAGATAACTCTGATAGTAATACATCATTAGATGCTTCTAAGAAGTGTGTAAAGAATTATATGAAACAGAAAGAATACGCTGAAAAGCTTAAAGAACAAATAAAAATATGTCAATAGGAGGATACTTAAATGGCTACATTAGGAACAAAAAGTAAAGAGAAACTTGCGAGTGTTCATCCAGACTTAAAAAGAGTTTGTGAAGAAGCTATAAAGCACTATGATTTCACAGTTATTTATGGACACAGAACAACAGAAGAACAATTTGAATTATTTAAAAAAGGACGTGTATTACAAGGTGGTATATGGACTAAAATAGGTTCAACTGTAACTAACTTAGATGGTTATAAAAAGAAATCTAATCATAATCATTATCCAAGTTTAGCAGTAGATTTGGCTCCATATCCAATTGATTGGAATGATTTAAAAAGATTTAAAGAGTTAGCTACTGTTATGAAGAAAGCAGCAACAAAATTAGGAATAAAAATAACTTGTGGTGGTGATTGGAAATCTTTCAAAGACTATCCACATTTTGAATTAAAAGAGGTATAAAAAATGGCACAACAAACAATAAATAACAATGAATTATTTGGTAGTATTAGAACAAAGTTGAATACAATGTTTGGAGAGATTTATACATCTATTAGTTCTTTTGGAACAAGTGTAAATACTCTTTTAACTAATTATAATTTAATACAAAATACAGTAAGTTCTTTATCAGTAACAGTTGATAATCAAATAAATGTTAATACTACATTTACAAGTAGATTAAATGGTATTGATTTAGATATTATAGCAATAGAAGATGATTTAACAGTTTTAAATAACACAGGAATAGCTTCTATTGGATACTTAGGAACTCCTTTTACTTTTACAGCAGATACAACAGCAACAAAGGTTTTAGCTTTTGATACGCTATCTTTAAATGTTGGTAGTAAAGTATCTTTAAATACAACAACAGATGTTATCACTATAAATGCTTCTGGTATATATGAGATAAAAGGAAATGTTATAATTGAAGCTCCTTCAAATGAAACTATATCATTTCAGCTTTATAGAAACGGTTCAGCGATAACTCCTGAGTTTTCACACCAAGGTATTGGAGCAGGGAAGCCTATTATAGTAACATATATAGGAGCATTTCAATTAAATGCTAATGATACATTAGAACTTTATAGTAAATCATTAGGAACAGCTTTCACAGCTACATTTAATAAATCTAATGTAGTTATAGAAAAGCTTCCTTATTAAGTCTCTTTTAAAGAGGCTTATTATAATCTTTAATAATATCTTATATAGATAAGGTATTACAAAATATTATATGTGTCCTTAAAAGGACTTTAAATAAAATCAAAGAGAGGATACACAAAATGGAATATAATAACGCAAACACATTGAAAACTTTTATGGAACTTACAGAGAAGAATAAGATTGTAGCACAAAACAAGGCTTTAACAGATAATCTTAATAATATAAATTCTGTTTTAGATTTCACAAAAGAAAGCAATAATAGACTTATGAATGATTATGTAAATGAACTTGAAAGAGTATCTAAGATGGACATTATGGAGAAAGGTTTAGAATTATCAGAAGAAGTAAGTAAAGTTGCTGTATCTGATGGTATCACTGCTGGTGCTTCAAAGATGCGTGTAATACAAACAATAGCAAGTAAAACAAGTAAAGCATTAGGTGGTATTAAAGCAGGAACTGAAAGTGCTATATCTAAGGCTCGTCAAAGATTAGATGCTGATAATATAAACTTAGAAGCACAAAGATTGAATGCTTATAATGATGTAAGAAATAAAATCATAAGTGGTCCTTTGGCTGCTTTACAAATACAAATAGCAGGACAACAAGGTTATCAACAAGGACTACAAAAAGATGTAGCTATTGAAGAAACTAAAAAATATCAATAAGGAGGATATATAGTATGGAAACAACTTTTGAATATGCAGGGAGCTCTAATGCTGTTACATCTAATGTAGCAGATACAAGTAAAACTTATGATGCTCTTCAAAAAGCAGCATTAGGACAAGCTACAATAGATACTTCTAAACAACAAATAGTAACAAGTGAATTAAAAAATAAAGCATTAGCAGAACAAGAATTGCTTAAAAAACAAGCTCAAATAGAGAAAGATAAAGCAGAGATACAGAAAGCACAAGATGCTATTATAGCTCAGGAAGATGCTTCAAGATTTAGAGCAGAAGCAAGTAACTTATCTGGTATCCAAAAAAGAGATTACTATGATACTAAAAGAAAGGAAATAATAGATGCTTTTGGTAAAGGAACAAAATCAGAAAAATATACAACTGTATTTCAAGACCAAACACAAAGTGATTATAATAGTGCTATAAATGAAGCACAAAAAGAAACAGATGATAAAGCAGTTAATTTTTTAAGTTTAGCTTTACAAGATAAAACAGCTAATAAAGATGCTTTAATAGTATCCTTAACAAATTCTGGTGTATCAAAAGAAGCTATTGATAATGGTGTATTAAAAGCATCTATAATAGTTGCTGATAAACAAAAAGAAACTATTATATCTTCTTTACAAGGAGCAGATTATACTGCTTTAAAAACTACTATGATACCAGAAGCTACTAATGCTATACAAGAACAAATAAAATCTGTATATAATACAGCAATAGCACAAGGTAAGAATCCTGATATAGACCCTGAAATACAAAAACTTGTAAAAGACTTACAAGGAACACAAAAAGAATTCTCTGAAATGATTTCATTAAGTGCTTCAAATGTTATTTCAAAAGAAAAACTAAATGGACATACAAATGAAATAGCTTGGGATGTATTTAAAGATGCTTATAAAACAGAAGGAGAAGCCTTAACAGCTATGACTGATTATATGAAAACATCATCTGTTAAAGCTCTTTCAAGAGAAATGCTTGCTAATCCAGATGCTTATTCTCCTTCTTTAAAGGAAATGCAAAAGAAAGAAGACACTGATTATGCCAAAGCAGAAGCAACAGGCTCTTATATGAAACTTGATTATGCTATCAAAAAAGGAGACATGCAAGGAGCTACTTTAATCTTAGCAAGAAATGCTTTAACAGCACAAACATATGGTAAAGACTTATTAGACCAAATGATAGTATTACAAGATACTCTTACAGAAGACCCTAAACAAGTAGCTATTGTAGGTGCTAAATATAATTCTTTAATAGATACTTTTACAGCTATTAGAAATACAACAAATGGTGATGTAGCTTTAAAGAATATGCTTGGTGATAAATATACTGATATAGAAAACATAATAGTAATAAAACAAAATATAACAAATGGTGATGGCTTTAAAGCTAAGGAAAAATTAGAGCAATATAATAAAGCTCCTGTAAAGAAACCATTAAGTGGTGAAGTTAATCAACATATAACAGCAACATTAGCAAAAGATGATTATGCAAGTTTAAGAGCATATAAAGATGAGCATTATAAAGCTCTTAGTATGCTTAATACAATGCTTCCTGATGATATCACAAAAGAAGGTGTAACAGCTTACTTTGATAGATTAAAAGAAAAAGATATTGTAAATTTAGATGGTGTTAGTATTCATTTTGGTGGTGGTAGAGTTTTTGATAGAGAAGTAGATAGTTATATTGTTGCTGAGATTAAAAAAGCACAACCAGATGTTAAATATGTGCAATATGATAAAGATGTTACAACTATAATTAAAAAAGATGGTTCAAGAGTATTATATAATTCTCAAACATTATTTAATAAAGAAATTTCAAGAGGATTAGCTGCTGAGAAAGCAGATTATACTATTACTGAAAGAGCAAGTGATACTGGTGCGTTAGCAGTTCAAAAAGTATATACTACAACAGCAAACGTTGTAGGTACAGTTGCTACTGCTGGTGCATCTCCTTGGATAGCTGCTGTTGAAAGAGGTATGGCTAAGGATGCTGAAACTATTGAAAAACTTAAAGTATACTTAAAAGATAAAACACCAGAAGAGATAGGTATTCTTGCTAAGGAACTTAGAAAAGAATCTACTATATATAATTTACCAGAAGCAGCTGTAAAAGGAATGCCTTTAAATATTTATGAAATATATAAGCATGTAAATGATATAAAAAAACAGGATACTATAAATTTGGCTAAAAAAATTGAAGAAACAGTTGGTGTTAATAAAGAACGTGATAAGTTATATAGACAGAATCCTATGAACATAAAAGCAGAAGGCACTGAATTAAAAGGTTTCTTAGGTGTTGATAAAGATTTTGCTGTATTTGATTCTCCAAAGAGTAGTATCCTTGCTGGTATTGCTTTGGTAGATAAAAAGATTAAACAAAATACAACTTTAACAGATGTATTAAAAGAAAACTTAGGAAGAGAGCCTATGGAACTTGAACTAAGAACATTTGAAGCAACAGTTAAAATGAAAAGAGATACAAAACTTACAAGAAACAATCTATATCACATAGCAAGGTCTTTATTGATATATCATTCAGATGATGAAGATTATACAGAAACATATAATGAAGTATTTAAAGATTATGTAAATGCAACAAAAAAATAAACATATAAGGAGGATTTAATATGTATGAAAAAATGAAAGAAGAAGGTGGTTTAATAACATCTTCCGAAGACCTTTTAAAGAGACGTCAAGAGGAAGTTGATAAAACATTAGCAGAACAAAAGAAACTTGGTGATGCTACTTTGAAAGATTATTTTATGGCATATAATCCTTCTTCAATAGCTATCTTTAATCCAGAGACACAAGACTCTTTAAAAGATATGTTTGAAAGAACACCTATTGATAGAAATGGAGATACATTTAAAGAAGCTAAGAAAGTATTAGGTGATGCTCTTGTAGAATCTATATACGCTTCATCTAATAATAATTCTCAATTTGAACATAGAGTACTTGCTATGAAAGCACAACAAGACCCTATGAAACGTGTAGAAGCTGATAATGGCTTTGAAAATATTCTTTATGGACTACCTGCTATGCTTACTACACCAGGTTCTCTTGTAACGCTTCCTTTTGCTGGTGTTAAAGCAAGTATAGGTCTTGTATCTACAATAGGTAAAAGTGCTGTAATAGGAGCTGGTTTAGGAGCTGTAAGTGAAGGCTTAGATGCTTCTGTTGAAGCAGGCTTAGGAATGCAAACAGATGTATCTGATAGAGCACTTATAGGTGCTGCATTTGGTGGTGTATTAGGTGCTGCTATAAGTCCTTGGGCTACAAGAAATGCACGTAGAGAATTAGCATTAAAAGAAGCATATGATGCTGAGAAAAATAATGCTGATATGTTTGAAATAGTTGATGATGCTTCTGGTATTCCTCATATTAAATTTACAAAAGAAACTGAAAAAGTAAAACGTGAAATATTCTTTGCTAAGGATAGTGATGAATATAAAAAAGAATACAACAAATATAACTCTGTTTATGAATCTAATTTAGAATTATATACAAAAGCAGTAGATGATTATAAAGCAATTGATGTAAAAACAGATAAAACTGTTATTGAAATACAAAGCCAATTAGATAAAGTAAAGGAATCTTTAAAAGCAATGCCTGATAATAAAACTTATCTTGAATCAAAAATAAAAGATAAATTCTCTTATATGCCTCCATTGGAAGTAAGAACTACAAAAGAAGTTAAAAAAACTACTTTAAAAGATATAATTAAAAAGGAAACTGTTAGCTACTCTTATGAAGAACGTTTAGCATTAGCTAAAAAGAACATACCAGAAAATATAAAAGAAAAGACATTAGGCTTTGACTCTTATTTGTCAAAATCAAAAGCATCTATTGATAGATTAAAGAAATCAATTGCTGAAATAAAAGATGTTAAATACAAAGGTAAAAAAAGATATACAAAAGAAGATACTGAAAAGTTATTTGAACTTGAAAATACTTTAACAAAAACAGAAGCTGATTATGGTATTAAAAAAGCTGAAAGAGATAAAATAGAAAGAACTTTATTAGAAAAAGAACTAAAAAAAGTACCTACTACTTATGTAAAAGAAACAAAAACAGGTGAAAAAGAAACAATAGAAGAGATTCTAAATGTTGAAAAAACTAAAAAACAACTTGAAAACGAAGCAAAAGCTGATGTAAATAGACAATTAGCAAACTTTAATAAAAATATAAATAAAAAGAAAGAAGAACTTTTAAAAGAACAAAAAATTAAAAAAGATTTGCTATTAAAAACACAAAAAGAATATAAAGAAAAACTTGAAAAAGAAAAAAAAGATGTTCTTACTTATAAAGAAGAGCAAAAAAGTGTAGTAGATGCTCTAAAACCAAAAGAAAAAGCAGAATACTTTAAAGAATTTAAAGCTCCAAGTAGATTTATAGAAGAAGAAGTAGAAACTGGTAAAACACTTATTGAAGGTATTAGAGATATACAAAAACTTAAAAAAATATTTGGTGATAATAAAGTAGCTGGTGTATTAGGTGAAATATTAAATAAATTTACTGATTTCTTTGGAAGTGAAGTAATGAAATTATTAGAAAGTGATAATTATATTATAAGAAATATTGGACTTACAATATCTAATCCTGTTAAAACATTAAAGGATAGCAAAGGAAGAACAATTATAAATAAAGAAACTATTGAAGATAAAAAGAATATGCTTAAAAGACACTTTGGAGAACTTACAAATGAAGTTATGCCAGAGTATAAAAAAGCACTTCAAAATGGTCTTGTAAAGGATGAAGAAGACTTTTATACACAAATATATTATCAGTATTCTGAAATCAATTTAGCTCAAAGAAAAGAAGCTATGAAGATAGCTAATGATATTGCTATTAAAGAGGATATAGATATTATGAAAGCTTATACAAAAGCTTTTAATGATTTACAAACTACGTTTCCTAAGAATAGTCCTTATTTGAAATCTCTTGAAGCTTTTCATAGATACAATAATAATATCTTAGATGAAGCAAAACAGGCAGGTATAAAAGAATTAGAACACGTAACAAATAATAAAGTGTATCTTCAAACACAGTTTGATAAGAAAGCTTTAAATAATATGGAAAGTTCAAGGCTTCAAGAGATACTTTTTAAGAGTATGAGAGAAGCTCCTGAATATTCTACATTAACAAATGAAATGTTAAAAGAAGGAGCTGTTGAAGCTGCTGAAATATTGAAAAATATGGCATTCAATGATATGCTTTTAATGAAATCTTTTGTATTAACAAAAGCACCTATGTCAAGTAATCTATTACATAAGACATTATTCTTAGACCCTAAATACGCTTCTGAGATATTAAAAGATAATATGATAGATTTAACACATTCTTATGATTATAAAATGACAGGACGTATTGCTGTACAATCAAAGTTTAATACTTATGAAATAAATGATATATTAGATACTGTAAGAAAATCTATTATGGAACAACACAATGGAGCTGTTCCAAAGAAATATGAAAGTGAAATACAAGCAATTCAATTATTGATAGATGAAATGCTTGGTTATAGACAGATAGCAAAGGATGGTGATAGAATGTCTTGGAGAGTTGCTAACTCTTTATCTGCTTTTCAAGCATCCAGATTGCTTGGTATGACAGCATTAGTTCAAACTACTGAGCTTGCTTCAACAGTTGCTGGTATAGGCTTTAAAAAGTACTTTACAATGACAGGTAGTAGAAACAGTTTAAGACCTTCATTGGAAGCTATTAAAACTACTTTATATGAAGGGGATGGTACTATAAACAACTCTTTTGCTAAATCTTTACACCAAATGGGATATCTAAGTAATATGTTGTCTCCAACAGAGAGCATAAAATATGGTGACTTTGGACAAAACGTTATGGCGAATTCAGTTGAAAAAGGAATCTCTAAGGTAGCTACAAATGTTCTTAAATATGGTGGTATGCTTCCAGCACTTCACGTACAAGAAGTTGTAGTAGCACAAGGAGCTATGAGATTGATAGAAGAATCTTTAAAAGATACAATATCAGAAGTAACAACTAATAGATTAGCACGTATGGGCTTATCTGTTCAAGATGCAAGAAAACTTTCTTTGGAGCTTCAAAAAGCAACAGATGACAAGTTAGAGACATTTGATTTATCTAAACTTTCAAAAGAAAGCTTGGAAAAATATCAAGTGGCTGTTAATAGACTTATGAATGAAGTTATGATTAAAAATGATAGTGTTCATTTACCTGCTTTTATGAAGGACTTAAATCCTCTTACAAAGGTTATGACACAATTCTTTAAGGCTCCTTTAATAGGAACAAATATATTATTAAGAAGAGGATTATCAGAAGAACACGCTGCTTTCTTTACTTCTATTGCTACTTCTGTTACTGCTTATATGTTCTTACAATGGACATATGAAGAATCTAAGGTAGCTCTTGGATTGATTTCTGAAAGTGAGCGTAAATTTGATATCTTTAATAATCCTGATGATTCTTTAAATCTTTTTATGAAAGGTTTTGGATATACAGCATCATTGGGTGCTTTCACATTAGGATATGATATAGTAGCTTCATTAACACCTCTTCAAAGATTAGGTGCTACATCTGAATACAGAGGAGATGGCTTAGTAGAAATTGCTGGACCAACTGCTGGTATGATAGATGATTTATTGAAAGTTATATATAAACAAACTAATGGTGAGCCATTAGATGACAGAGATTATAAGGTATTAGCAAATACTTTACCTGGTATCTCTTTACCATACATTAGAGATGTTATGTATGGTTTATTAGATTTAGATTAGGAGGAAAAATAATATGGCAAAAGATAAAAATAAGGATGTTATAATAGCAACACCAGAGGAAGTAGTAAATGCTCTTCCTGCTGTTACTTCAAAAGCATCTATAAATAAACTTAATAAGTTGCATGATATGCTTGCTAATTACTTTTTAGATGTATTAGAAACTGGTGAAGATACTATATCAAGTGGTACAATAACAGCTATGAATACTTTCTTAAAAAATAATAATGTAGGTCTTGATATAATACCACAAGATCCATCATCTAAACAAGAAAGCATTACATATAGAATAGATAATATACTTAGACAAGAAATAGAATATAAAAAATAAAACAAAGAGGTAATAAAATGAAAACATTTGACATAACACATATGGTACAATTAGATGCTGCTGTATCTTTAACACATACATTTACAGAAGAAGAAAAAGAAAAGTATGCTTATTTTACAATAAATACATATGATAGAGGCACTGTAACTGATGGTGTTAATTATTTAGACGTATCTTTAAATGGTTTGGATGCAGCAGTTCCATTGATGGATAACTTATTATCAGTTACATTAAGTAATGAGATGAGTGAAAATCCTTATACACCTAAAATTGTATTTATGTATAAAGACTAATACATCATATAAAGCATTTTAAGATACCTACAAGGCATTATCTTTATTTAGACAACAATTTATATGTCTTTAAAAGAAAACGTCTTGTAGAGCCTTTAAAAGCTCTTATATAGATAACATATAAAAGTATTCAATAAATGAAATTGAATATAAAAACATTCAAAAACATAAAACATCGTATAAATCATTTTAAGATACATACAAGGCTTTAAAAGTTTTAAATGATATCTTTTATCAGATTTCTTTTAAAACGCCTTTAAGGTGCTTTAAAATGATTTATACAGCATATTATAGGAGGAAACATAAAATGCCAATGACAGATGAAGAATTAAAGGAAATATTAACAGAATTTGGAGTGTATCTTAATTATGTGTATTCATTTATAAATACACCAAATGCTACACCTTTACAGATGCGTTTAGCAGATATCATACAAGAGGCTCCTTCAAGGCTTATCTTAGAAGCAGCACGTGGTGTTGGTAAATCTTGGATAACAGCTGTATATGCTTCTTGGAGATTATTAAGAGATAAAAATGAAAAAGTTCTTATAGTATCTGCTAATACAGAAAAAGCAAAAGAGATAGCAAGCTTTCTTAGAAGATTATTTAGTGTTGTCCCTATATTGAAACACTTAGAACCTTCAAAAGAAATAGGTGCAGGAACAGATAGAAGAGCTTTAAAATACAGAGATAGTGCTACCGCATTTGACGTTAAAGGATGTGACATAGCAATTGCTCCTTCTGTTGCTGTTGTTGGTATCTCTGGACAACTTACAGGGAAACGTGCTACGTTAATAATAGCAGATGACGTTGAAGTTCCTAAAAACTCCTTTACAAGCGGTATGAGAGAGAAACTTATAAATCAAGTTAAAGAATTTGAAGCTCTCCTAATACCAGATAAACCATCTACTGTATTATTCTTAGGAACACCACAGAGTATGGAAAGTATCTATAATAAACTCCCTTATGAAACTATTGTGCTTCCTGCTATGGTTCCTGATAAACCAGAACTTTATAATGGTAAATTAGATCCTTGGATACTACTTCAAGGACCAGCAGGAACTCCAACAGATAAAATAAGGTTTCCTACACATATCCTTGAAGAAAGAAAAGCTGGTTATGGTCTTGCAGGATTTAGATTACAATATATGCTTGATACAACACTATCAGATGCTAATAAGTTTCCTTTAAAGTTCAAAGATATGATTACTTATCCATTGGACAGAGAAGAAGCACCAGCAACGCTTACATATGTAGGTACAAGAGACTATATCATTGAAGATATAAGTCATTCAGGATTCACTCATGATTTCTGTGTGAAGCCTTTAAGAGTATCTTCTGAATACTTTAAATATGATAAAAAGATTATTGCTATTGACCCTTCTGGTAGAGGCTCTGATGAAACTACATATGCTATCTTAGGTGTTCTAAATGGTAATGTATTCTTATTAGATGTTGGAGGAACACGTGACGGTTATTCAAGTGAAGCTTTATTATTCTTAGCACAAAAAGCTAAGGACTATAAAGTTCATGAATTGGTCATTGAAAAGAACTTTGGTGATGGTATGTTCTTAGAACTATTAAGACCAGTATTAAATGTAGTGTATCCTGTTAAAGCTTATGAAGTATCTTCAAAAGGTCAAAAAGAAGTACGTATTATAGATATAATAGAACCATTGACATCTAATCATAAATTGATTATCAATCAAGACATCTTTATTAGAGAATATAATGAAGCACAACAAGACATTGGAAATATGCCTTATACATTCACTTATCAATTCTCTCATATAACCAAAGAAAGAAAATGCTTAGAACACGATGATAGACTTGATGCGGTAGCTATTGGATGTGCTTATTTACAAAACTTAGTAAGCATCTCAGCAGAAGAAGCATTAGAACAATACAAAGATGAAATGCTTCAAAAGTTCCTTGATGAAAAGATTTATGGTGCTTCTAATAATACATCTAATAATAACTTTTTAAAGAAGTTTTGATGTTTATGCTATAAGTCACAACCTAAGATAATAAATAATATTGAGGGGGCATCCTAAGAGCTGACGGGGATAATACAAAGAAACATTGTATTGTCTTTTAAAGGCACTTAGAGCTCCTCAAATGTTACTTATTATGTTCCTTAAATGGAGCATAATTTGAAGCATTTGAGGAGGGGACACCCTAAGAAGCTTCAAAAGATAATTCTCATATGATTCTTTTAAAGAGCTTTATAAAGCTACCGCTTTACATAAATACAATAATAATGTATATCTTGTAAAGATATCTTTATATGCTCATCTTTTATAGATACTATAATAGCTCATACTAAGTCCCGTCAGAGTACCTATTATAGTATCTATAAAGGATACTTATAAAACTTCATTTAAAGAGTCTTTAAAGATGCTTCCTATATTCCTCCTGTTAGGAAGTATCTTTAAATGCTCACATTAAAGGATTAACCTTGTAATGATTTACTTTACATTATATTTCATATAAAGTAACAATCATATAAAGTACTTTACAAGTACTCATAAAACTCTTTAATAGATATCTTTTTGTGTATCTCTTTAAGCTTATCTTTAAATGATGCATCATATAGATTTATATGTATCCTTATAAAGACGGCGTTTAAGGTTCCTTTAAGGTTCCTTGAAAGGATATCTTTATGTGTATTCTTATAAGGAACTTGAAAAAATCATCAGAAAAATTCTCGTGAGGAGACCCTATTCAGTTCTTGGGATAAATCCCCTAAGGGGCTTAATAAAGTATTATATACAGATGTTAATATAGTATTTTATAGATATCTATCTAAGGTATCTTTATAAGTTAATCCTTAGTGGATTTTAAGGACGCTGGGAGAAAATCTTTTAAGGATACATCTAATAGATTGTTATGTTAAGTTGTATATCATTTAAAGAATCTTATAAGAATGCATTGGAAGAATCTATTAAAGATATCTTTTAATAATCTATTGATGTATCTCATCTGATAGGGCAAACCTTAAAGGAACCTTAAACTGATAAAGCATTTAAAGCAACCTTAAAGGAACCTTAAAAAGAATAAGCATTTAAAGCAACCTTAAAGGAACCTTAAAAAGAATAAGCCTTATATGTTATATTTTGTTATTACTTATTAGATTCTTTTAAAGATAACTTTTTCAAGAACCTTAAAGGAACCTTAAAAAGAATAAGCCTTATATGTTATATTTTGTTGTTCCTTATTAGATTCTTTTTATGTTATCTTATGTTATTTTTTATTAGATTCTTTTTATGTTATATTTTGTTAGATTCTATTAAAGATTATTAAGGGACTTTTTTAAAGTTCAACCCTTTCAAGAAACCTTAAAGGAAACTTAAACGTATAACCTTAAAGGAACCTTTCAAGAAACCTTAAACGGATAATCTTTCAAGGAAACTTAAAGGAACCTTAAACGTATAACCTTAAAGGAATCTTAAAGGGATAACCTTTCAATGTTTTATACAATAATAAGTATAATCTTTAAAAGATGTTTAAAAAGATTTATTAAAAGATAACATAAAATGACGCCTTAAAAGGCTTTTAATTGTTTTATATAATAATTATAAGGTGTCTTTATTTGCGTGCGTTGTAGGTATCTTAAAATGCTTTTAATAAGGTATCTTTTGAATGTATGGTATTGTTGTTTTGATGCTATAAAAATATTTATCAAATAAGTTGATTAAATAATCCGCCTAAAATAACATTAAGTTTATTTTTGTGCTATAATTACTACATTAAAAGACCATCGTGTTTTTTAATCTTGGCTTTTGCCTTGCCTTTGGGGGTTTCTTATGTTTTCTTTATCTTCTCTTTTTGGTGCTTCTTCTGAGGCAGTTGTTGTTGTTAATGTTATAGACGGTTTTTTATGTGTTTTTTCAGGTGTTGTTTCTTCTTTTGAAGATGGTGTTTTTTCTTTTGTTGATGGGTCTTCTCTTGATTTAGAGGAGGCTATTGTTTCTTTTAATATATCTATTTCTCTTTATAAAAATAGAGAGAGTTATTCAATTGGCTTTGCTTCTTCTATTGTTAATTTATAATTTTCTTATTTCCATAAAATAAGATTATTTCTTTTTTTATGCTATAATATGTTTAGTTTTTGATCCTTTAATTAAAAAGGATATTTTTTAAAAAATAGGGTGCTCTCCAAGCTGGGAGTATTCTATTTTTTTTAAAAAATTGGCTGGGCTGCGTCCTGGGGGTATTCTATCTTTTTTTTAGCTGCCCTTTTATTATTATTATTATTCAACATTGCGGAGGTTAAAACAATGGAATCTATAAAAAACACAAAAAAACAAAATGCGGTGCTTTTAGCGAACATTTTAGGAACATTAGAAAAAGGTGAGGCTTTAACTGCTTTTATTAAATATTCGGATGCGGGTGCCCGAGTGATGCTTTCAAAATCAGAGGCTACTTCTTTTACTGCTTTTGGTGGCGGTTATAACCGTGAGGGTTTTGCTTTGGCAGAATTGTTTAATGTTGCTTTAAAAGTTAAGGGTTTAAATGTTAAACTTGATGGTTTAGTATCTACTTATTCTTTAATGAATCAATTTGAGGCTATAAGTGGTATCTCTTGCTCAATAAGCGATGTTAATAAATCTTTAAGTGCTATATCTTTTGAGGTGCTTTAATATGTTTGCTTTCATGATTGCTTTTGATGAGTTTAAGGCTTTAAAATATCTTTTAGGTATATTTTTAATTTGTTTAATAGTATCCTTTTGGTATCCTTTTGGGACGCCAATAGGAGAGTTTGTTGGTGCGATTGGTTTGCTTTCTGGGTTGCCTTTTGTGCTTTTTCTTATACCGATGGCAGTTGTGGAAGTTGCTTTATATGTATATACAAAAATTAAAAATAAAATAATAGGAGAATAATATGTTAAAATTAAATAGAAAAGAGGAAGAAATGATTGCTGCATTCTATGCGGCGAATGAGGTTAAACATTACGGTGCACGTGCTGGAATCACTGGGGCAAATAGATGGAACTTTAATAATAACAATGACGATGAGGTTTTATTAGATGCACCAATGGGTGCAGATTTTGATGATTATAATGATGCACTTGACGAGGACCTTTAAATGTTATTAGAAATAGTATATGGGCTTTTAATAGGTTGTTTTGGAGTTGGCGTTTTATACGCCTGGTATAGAGGCTTTTTATAAGCCTCAGTTGGCTTTCTTTTAATGTATATTTAAGGCACTTGAATAGTGCTTTAAATGTGTTTTAATGGATTCTATTAAGATACAATAAAAATTATTATCGGGGGATAAAACAATGATTATCAAAGGGTTTATTATAGGGTGTTTATTTAGTTTTTCTATAAGTGCGGTTTGTGCTGCTTTAATAGATGAGGCGGGTGCATTGGAAGAATGTGCGGTAAATGTTATAGCAACTAAGCAAGCAACAAATGGAATATTGAATAATCATTTAAGTGCATTGGATGATTTAGAATTAAAACATTTAGCAACAACAAAAGATGCGGAAGAATATAAGCAAGACGCTTTAAAAGATGTGCGTGAAATGTCAGGCACTATTGAAAAAGAAGTTATTGAAAAAGAATATACAGAAGAAGAAATAAATATATATATTAGTAATATAGAAAAAGATGCAGAAAAAGAAAAAGAAAATTATGTAAATAAATATAATTTTTAATTTTGTAAATATATAAAGACCACTTTTTAAATTAGTGGTTTTTATTATGTTTATTTAAAAAATTTTTTTTAATATAAGCAGAATGTTATTATTTTATTATAGTAATATAATATCAACAATTAAAAGTTATTAAACTTTTTAATTAATTTCTTTTGAAATTAACAAGAAAGAAATAACATTTAATTAAGATTTATGGTATAATATCAACAATTAAAAAGGTTAATATCTTTTTAAATAATTTTCTTCTTTCTTATTTCCAAAAATAAGATTAAGTTTGAAAGTTATGGTATAATATCAACAATTAAAAAGGTTAATATCTTTTTAAATAATTTTCTTCTTTCTTATTTCCAAAAATAAGATTAAGTTTGAAAGTTATAGTATAATATCAACAATTAAAAGATACAATAAAGTAATCTTTTAATAGCCCATTAGATGCAGAAAGAAAAGAAGCATCCAACGAACAACCTCCGCAACTTTAAAAGGGAGCATTTGGTGGGCTATTAAAAGA